GCTGGTCTGCATGCAGACGAACCGAAACGGCAGCTAGTGCACGCCGCAACGAGGGGGAGTGTACTTATTAAACCCCCCTTAACCCTATCGGCTAACCCTGACGAGCGAATTCCAACCCTGACGAGCGATGTACAACCCTGACGGAACGTTACCATAGGGAACGGAAGCGGAACCCGGCTTACGGGCCCCTGACGGGACTAGGGGGCCCGTAACCGCGGTTCCGAAATATAATCTTTAACATTGTATGATGGTCGAAGAGAAATCAAATCAATGTGTGGGCTTCGATATTACTATCCCGGAGGATTCTATAACAAAGGACGACCTCGGTGTCTTGATGACTGAATGGTGTAAGCAATGGTGTTTCCAACTCGAGGAAGGAGCTTCTGGCTATAAGCACTGGCAAGTGCGGATGAAACTGTACTCCAAGAAGTACAAACATGTGGCTATTAAACAAACAGCAATACCGGGACACTGGAGTGTCACCAGTAAAGGTGTTCACGACCACAAAAACTTCAACTATGTAATGAAACGCGATTCACGTCTTGATGGTCCGTGGGACAATAAGTCGTGGAAGGCACCACAAGTGGTTACGAGGCAACTCAGGTATTACCGTGGGTTGACTAAATACAGGTGGCAAGCAGCGCTTGAAGAACGGATCTCTCATACGGACGACCGGTCTATTGTATTCATACGGAACGCGAAAGGCAACGCGGGCAAATCAATATTTGTGGAGGACATGTGCCAGAAAGCAATAGCAACGCGGATCCCACCACTGAGAAACGCAAAGGACATATTACAGATGGTTTACTCTAAACCTAACTACAAAGTATACTGTATCGATATGCCACGGGCAATGAAACATTATCAACTCGAAGAATTCTACGAAGCTATCGAGACTATAAAGTCTGGATGGTGTTATGACACCAGGTACAAAGGGGTGGACAGATGGTTCGATCGACCACAAATAGTAATCTTCGCGAACATGACCCCTAAAATGCACTGTCTCAGTTCCGACATGTGGGAAATCTATGATCTCCATGAAGAAAAACTGATGCGTATCACGTGGGACTTCGTGGGTGGAGAGAGGCACGAGGAGTATTGGCCATTCTGAAGGAATCTGGTCTGGCGGACCTGCGGTCCTGTAATAATGAGACCAGATTAATTGGCTTATTCTTTATAGCAATTGACTTTATTGGCTTTATTGGCTTAAACATTCAGAACAGGATTGGTCCACCGAACTATGTAATCTATTTGTACAAGGAAATCACAGACCCCAGGAGATGTAAGCGTGCCGGCGTGCGTTGTACTATAAGCGGTATTGACATGACAATCAATGGCAGCAAGTGAATTAGCTGGTATACATTTCATCGTTTCATTATCAGCCAAATCTTTCAGATAAAAGTACTTTTTGGGGCTGTATCGACGAATTAATCTCTGTTTCGTAGCGTTGCCAGGACTGGTGGCCAGGAAAGTATACGAAGTATTTTTCCTGTTAACGATATTATCAAGAGAGATAGAGGGCTGGCCAAAACGGGTGTCTTCATTGAGTTCGGACCAAAAAACAACCGGGTGTTGTGAGGCGGCCGGAAGATATGTAATCATGACCTTGGCACCGAGGACTTGGCAGTCCTGGAATAAGGCATTGAGTTGAGTAAAACCTAGAACAGAGGAAGTCCCGGATCCAACATAAGGATCAAATGGACTGTTCAACCTAAAGGATTCGGTCACTATCAAACCACCAGTGCCTACGGCGAACTGGGAAGCAAAAGCCCATTTATGTTTCACAACACGGCTTTGACCAAAGAGGGGTCGCATAACACGGCGGCGACGACGGTAGCGTCGGCGGGGACGGCGTCTGCGGCGGGTTGATCGTCTACGACGTGGCATTAGTAATCTATAAATAGAAAATAATTTTAGGGCGGCGATGGCTGGTCTGCATGCAGACGAACCGAAACGGCAGCTAGTGCACGCCGCAACGAGGGGGAGTGTACTTATTAAACCCCCCTTAACCCTATCGGCTAACCCTGACGAGCGAATTCCAACCCTGACGAGCGATGTACAACCCTGACGG